TTAGGTATTTGAGTTAGTGTTTGGGGACGAATTGGGGGCGGGTTTGAAGTTAAGTATATTATCAAATTTGTCGGCAGCAGCCTGATCGGCGGTACGGAGAACGTGTCCGTAAACGTTCATCGTAGTAGAAATGTCCCCGTGTCCAAATCTTTCAGATATGACTTTTGCGTGTACACCTTGATTAATAAGTATTGTGGCTGAGGTATGACGAAGATCGTGGAAACGGATGTATCTCAGCTTATGCTTTTTAAGAAATGCCCTGAACCACAGGTAGGGGCGCTCATGGTGAAATGGCGTTCCATCATCGTGGCAGAATACAAGACGATACTCATTGCCGTCCTTGTCCTTGCATCCCTTCCATGCGGAACCGTACTTATCGCGTTCTTTGGCCTGGTGTGCGGTATAAGCTCGCAATTCTTCCACAATAGAAGACGGTAACGAAATTTTACGTTTCGACTTTTTGGTTTTAGGCTCTTTGAAGATGATGTTCCCTTTAAGCGCATGAACCATCGTTTGTGATATGTCCAATACGCCTGCTTTCCAATCGACGTGTTTCCACTCCAGCCCCAACAACTCGCTGCGTCGCATTCCGGTCGTCAATGCCAGCGTGATCATCATTCGCCACGTATATGGTTCGTTCTGGAGGGCGTTAAGCAACAACGCTACCTCATTTTCATCGTATGGCACATACTCCTTGTACTGCACCTTGGGCTTGTCTACTGCAGCAACAGGATTGCTCTTTACTACCTGCCATTTGACTGCCCGCGTGAATATATTTTTGAGGATACGGTATGCGACCTCTACAGATCCGGACGATAACCCTTCCTTCTTCTCGGATGTTGAAATCTTTTTCGATGCTCCCTCTTGTGTAAGTTTCTCTAGAAAATCTGCAATGTGCAGTGGCTTGATATCCTCTAATTTCATATGGCCCAACGCTGGTACTATTCGAACCTTCAGATTGGATTCATACGTGTAAAGCGTTTTGAAGGCCAAATTCTTCGAAGCATACTTGGAACGCCACTCCTCAACGAAGGATGCAAATGTCATCTTTGCCGGCTTGATGTACTCGCCAGATTCCACTTCCTGCTTGAAAATGTGGAGTTGGTCCTCCAGATAGTCCCGGAGCTTTTTCGTCGTCTTCAGCAGAGCCTTGTCCTCGACGGTGACCGTCTTGCGGGGTCGGTTTCGTGTGCCGTCTGGATTGGTGCCGAGATCTACAGTTAGTCGCCATGTGTTATCGCCACGCTTTTCAATGCTTCCTTTTGCCAATTCACTTCCTCCTATCAAACATATGTTCGGTTAATGGGTGTATGTAAACAGCCTTGCGGCTGGGAATCGCAAAGTTACAGGTTAATGTATGATTGCTCGTCGTTCCAAAAACTTCTTTTCGGCAGATTCTTTAAATTCGCGACTTCTTCAGGTACACCACAGATCGCAGCAGCTTCATAGACCGACATACCCTCTAATAATAGCTTGTCCGGAATAAGCAGCTCGGCGGCAAACTGGTTGGCCTGTCGCTCGATCTTGTCGATGGACTGGAGTGTATGCCGGCGTAGAAAAGGCGTGCTTACTCCAGGATGGAGGAGGGCATGTCCCAATTCGTGAGCGCAAGTGAATCGTTGATCTTCCTCGGAAATATCTGAATTAATGTGGATCATTTTCGTGCGCCTGTAGGTGTTAAAGTAGCCAAGCATTTCACCCAACATTTCGAATAGAACCAAGATGTTTCTCTGGGATGCGATATCATATGGACAATTGGTTCCGTAAAATTTACTGAGTTGGGCTACAGCCTGCTTAATCATCAGCATCCCATCCCCTGTTTTAATCTCTATATTTGTTTGGTGTGAATTTCTTCTTCGCCATTTCTTTACCAAGTCGCATAGAGTTTTCAAGTGAAATGGCAAACAGACGTTTTGTTTCCTCATCCATGGGTTCACCGTTGAAAGCGAGGGCTTCATTTGATTCCAAGCTTTCTAACATTCGTTCCAGGTCTTTGGCGATATCGCGCTCGTCTTTTTCGTTGAGGGAATAGTAGGGTTGCTGGGGCGGTTCGGCCATCGCGTCGTTGAATTCGGCATCCCTGAATTTTGCGTAAGCTATGGCCATTTGGCTGCCGCTCATCCCTTGTTCTTGGTAGTGATGTAAGAGCTGCATGGGGATATCCTCTAACAAATCACCACTCATTTCTTCTAGTTCATAGCCGGCTGCTTTAAAAAGCGACTCGGCATCAACTAGCCAATCGTTTTCATTATGAATTGCAATCTTCATAACAGTGTCGACAGAAGGTTGATTGTATTCAACTCCTGAACAAAGTCTGTTCAAGTAATTTTCATCTAAGCCTGTATCTATGGAAAAATCCTTTGTAGATTTCGTATGTCTAGCCATGTTGAGAAGCGAAGTGAACTCTCCTTTATTGAACCCATAAAGCAAATAGTCAGTTGAAACTCCGAAATATTCGGCCACCTTTTGCACTTTATCTGCAGAAGGTGAATTTTTATCCCAATTGCGGATAGTGCCTCTTCCAAGTCCAATTTCCCGTTCTAAGCCTATTAGAGTAGTGTTTTTGCTACTGCATAAATCTTGAATACGACCTACTAATGCCATTAACATGTCCTCCTATATAATAAAAGTATTAAATTTACTACTAATCCGTTGACAGGTCGTAAATATGATACTATACTATGTTCAACAGCTTAATTAATAGCGAAAAAAGGCAATAAAAAACCAGAGGTCGAATGACCCTTTCATAAAATCGTTCCCCAACGACGTTTATTTGGTTATGCCTTCTTTCTGATGGTAGTACATTTGAGACTGCATGTCAATAATTAAGCTGTTAATTTTACAAATATCTGCAGAGGAGGGATTAAGGTGCCGCATTATACGGAATTCGGAGCCGAAGCAAGGAAGGTTATGCTTCAGCGGAATATCAAAATGAAGGACGTTGCCCAAGAGATCGGTGTATCGGTCGCTTATGTATCTGATATTTTCAAGGGCGCGCGTTCTGGAGAAAAACAAAAACCACAAATTGCAAAAATGCTCGGCATGGAAATCGAGGTGGCAAGATGACCAAGCTGATCCTCAATCCGGAGTACGGCCTGTATGAACGTGGTGGACAAGCATTCTGCACTAGTCGGCAGGTGGCTGAAGAGTTCGGTCGACAACATGCTCACATTCTTAGGTTGATTGATGAATTGACTGCATCCACAAGTGGAGTCAGTGATGAATTTCGACGCTCCAATTTTGGAGAGTCCTCTTACAAAGATGCCTCCGGTAAGAAGAACCGCGAATACCTTATGACTAAAGATGGGTTTGTTCTCGCGGTTATGGAGATAAAGGGGACGAAAGCTCGAAAATTCAAAGAATCTTACATTCGCCGTTTCAACGAAATGGAAGATTTCATTAAATCGGTTGTTACCGCAAAACTCGAACACCCAGCTTTCACGGATGCAATTCAAACATCAAGAGAGTTGCAGGGGAAGGACGTCGCATTCCATCACTTCTCCAACGAAGCGGACATGATCAATCGGATCGTGCTTGGAATGAGCGCAAAGCAATTCCGGGAACTGCACGGCATAGAAAAAGGGCAGTCGATTCGGCCATATCTCAACAGCAAGCAGATTCATGCGGTCGAAGCTTTGCAGCGTGCTGACATTGGTTTACTATTGGCAAGTTTGGACTTTGAGCGACGAAAGCAGGCACTGCTACAGCTTTTTGAACGAATGAAGCTTAAACGGATAGCCTGATTAACTAGAAAGTGAGGCTTGGACAATGAGTCAATCTATCGAAGCTGCAATCCGTGCAATAGTCACTAATGAAGTCGCAGCAGCTGAGGCTCGCCTGTTGGAGAAATTGTCTGCCCAACCTGACCGTACAATGGATATTCCGGAAGCAGCAGAGCATCTCGGCATTTCGGAGCAACTGCTGTACCGCATGTGTCGGCTGAAACAAATCCCTCATGAGCGTTACGGCGTACTTGGTTCCAAGAAGCCAACCGTGAAAATCCGGATGTCTGATTTGGAAGAATGGCGAGCTCAACAAAGGGCTGCGAATTGCATAGTTGCATCTGAAGGGAGGCAGTGAACTTTGACTGCTGAACCAGTTCGATTGGAGAACGTGATCGACCAACATCGGAACTTGATCAGCTATGCCGTACGGCGTTTTTGCTGGGCGATTGGTCAGCAAGGGATTTCAAGGGATGACTTGGAAAGCGAAGCGACGATCGGCATCATCAAAGCCCATAATCGATTCGATCCAGGTCGCCGGAATAAACAGGGGCAGCCTGTACGCTTTTCATCATTTGCAATCCCATATGTCTTAGGTGAAGTTCGGAAGTACCTATGGAAGTTTCAGTCGGTTAAGGTGTCTCAAAGCGTTTATGAATTGGCTGGTAAGATACTGAAAAACGGCCTGACCGAATCTCCAGCATCGACCATTGCCAAACAGATTAATTGCAATGAGGTTGCAGCCCAACGGGCACTAAACTACTTACGGGAATCGAAGCCTTCATCAATAGATATGCCGGTCGGGGATGAAACGGGATCGTTATCCGACATCTTGCCGGCAGCCGATGATCCTACGGTTGCGGATGTATCTATCTTCATCGATGATCTGGATCCGATTGAACGCGAACTGCTGCGGTATATGATGCAGGGCACGGAGCCGGAAGAAGCGGCAAGTATCCTCGGGATTTCCACGACGCGGATGAAATGTACAGTCTCTGAGCTACGACGTAAAGCGCAATCCTATTTCGAATATGAGGGAGGAAATACAGTGTCTCTGCAGATAACCAAGCAGAAATACATCACCGACAAGGGGAACGGCTTGTCAGACGAAAAAATTGCCGAAAAATACGGCGTCAGTACCAGCCATGTAAACAGACTAAAAAAGCAGTGGTCCATCTCGGGAATGACCGTCAGGAAGCAAACAAGCGCTGCCGAAGCTACTGGTTCCGAAGAGTTGCCGGCGAACCCGCCGCTCGAAGATTGGAAGGGGATGTACATGCAATTGTCTGTTGATTACGGATCGGTACAGCAACATCTTGCGGATCGGGAAGAGGAAATCAGTTTGCTGAAGGCACTGCTGCGGAAGTATCTCTGATTATTCTACAAGGAGGTGAGGAATTTGAACGTAACAGGTCGCGCTTGGATGGCCCTGACACACGGCGAGCGTATGGCATGCCTTGATTATGCGGTGTGGCTGAACGTGAAGAGGAAAAAGGCTGCCAATGCGGGGTAGGAGCCGCAGGCAGCCAAGCAATACAAAATCATCTTAGGGTCAGTGTACCCGATCGGGAGGAATTTTTCAATGCTTAGAGGACTTGAATCGTTGATGCGTGATGTGCTTGGGATGAAGGAACAGCGGACTTTAGTAGGTATAATGACAGGCCAGTTGCTGGAAGACTGGCGTGAATACGCCTTCCAAAAGAGTCGTCTTGCGATGCAAAGTCAATTGTCGATTGAGCAGTTTGCAATGGAATTCTTCGAACGTCGTGAAGGCGAATGGTGGAATCGCGATGACATGAGTGAGCGTGCTTCTGTTGCTTATAAATCTGAACGTGCAGCTGAAATTGTCGATTTCAATCTTCGTGAAGAGAAGATTGATGCACTTGAAAAAAGCCTTTGGCAACTAACCTATGAAGCGTTCGGACTTGACCCTGAAGATTCGCACTCTAATAGCATGAGCACGGGCGAAGTGTTCAAAATCGAGGTAAAACCGAGACCTGAACCTCAAAGTTGGCGATGATCTACTTCGTTGGTGACGTCGTCAAACTCCGATCCGGAGAGACCGGAGAAATCGTTGAGATATGGGGCGTCGCCATGACATGGCATAAAGTAAAAACTGTCCATGGTAATAAATTCGCATCAACTGAACAAATCGAATCCGTCATAAAACGATTTTCCAATAAGAAGAGGAGCTGGGGCAAGTGAGCGTAAAAATCGCAAAACTAGAAATTGAAAACGTAAAGCGCGTTAAGGCGGTGAAAGTCGAGCCGACCACGTCTGGCCTGACGATCATCGGCGGCAACAACGAACAGGGCAAGTCCAGTATCCTGGACTCCATCGCATGGGGGTTGGGCGGCAACAGATACCGGCCGTCGCAACCAGCACGAGACGGATCGGCGGTTCCGCCATATCTGCATATCGTGCTTTCCAACGGCTTGATCGTCGAGCGGAAGGGCAAGAACAGCGACCTAAAGGTCATCGATCCGAACGGCGAGAAGGCGGGCCAACAGCTCCTAGACAGCTTCGTGGAGGAATTGGCCATCGATCTTCCCAAGTTCATGCAATCGACCAACAAGGAAAAGGCGGCCATCCTGCTGCGGATCATCGGCGTCGGAGATCGGTTGCAGCAACTCGAAAAGGCGGAGCAAGAGGTATATAACCGTCGGCATGCCATCGGTCAGATCGCTGATCAAAAGGCCAAGTTTGCCAAGGAACAGTTGTTTTTCCCCGATGCACCGAAGGAGCCAATATCAGCATCGGAACTGATTCAGCAGCAGCAAGCAATTCTAGCCCGAAATGGCGAGAACCAGCGCAAGCGGCAGCAGCAGGCGCAAATCCAAGCGGCCTACGATAACCAGAGTCGGGAGATTGAGCGAATCAAAGCGATGCTCCTCGAAGCAGAGTCCAAGTTCGCGCAGCTTGGCGGTGATCTTTACACGGCAAATATGGACGCCATCGATCTCCAGGACGAATCCACCGCCGAACTTGAAGCCAATATCCAGCAAATCGACGAGATCAATCGCAAGGTCCGCGCCAATCTCGACAAGGACAAAGCCGAGACGGACGCCAGCGACTACCGGCAACAGTATGAGGTACTGACTGGCGAGATCAACGCGGTACGCCAGCAGAAGTCAGAGCTCTTGGAGAATGCCGACCTACCGCTTGAAGGATTGTCCGTCGAGGAGGGCGAGTTGGTTTACATGGGCAAGTGCTGGGACAACATGAGCGGTTCGCAGCAACTTAAGGTCTCCACGGCCATCGTGCGAAAGCTCAAACCACAATGCGGCTTCATCCTGCTGGACAAGCTCGAACAGATGGATATGGCGACGCTGCGGGACTTCGGCGCTTGGCTCGAGCAGGAGGGGCTGCAAGCGATCGCGACCCGCGTCAGCACCGGCGAAGAGTGCAGCATCATCATCGAAGACGGCTACGTCGCAGGCCAGGAAGGCGTTATGATTCAGCAACCGCCTGGGGAGATCGATCCGGGAGAAGGATGGGGAACCGCCCCGTCACCAAGTTGGAAGGCAGGTGAATTTTAATCATGCAGGTCATCAGCGGAAGGGTTGAGAAGGCAAAAAAAGTCGTACTGTACGGACCCGAGGGGATTGGCAAATCTTCTCTGGCTGCACGGTTCCCTCGCCCGATCTTTATTGACACAGAGGGATCCACGACGGAGATGGATGTCGACAGGACACCGAAGCCGAGCAGTTATGAAATGCTTAAGCAACAAGTGCAATGGGTCAAGCAACAAGGACCAGCTCGATTTGGAACGCTTATCACCGACACCGTCGATTGGGCTGAAATGTTGATTACCGACAGCGTTTGCTCCTCACATGGTAAGGCAGGCGTAGAGGACTTTGGATACGGCAAAGGCTACATCTATGTCGCGGAAGAGATGGGGCGGTTTTTGAACCTGCTGAGCGACGTTGTCGAATCCGGAATCAATGTTGTACTGACCGCTCATGCACAGATCGTTAAATTTGAGCAGCCCGACGAAATGGGGGCTTATGATCGCTATCAGCTCAAGCTCGGAGCGAAGACAGGCAGCCGGACGGCGCCGTTGGTCAAAGAGTGGGCTGACATGGTTCTCTTCATCAATTACAAGACGTTCAGCGTTGCTACAGACAAGGAAGGCAAGAAAAATAAGGCCCAGGGCGGCACGCGGACTGTTTACGCCACGCATCATCCGGCGTGGGACGCGAAGAACCGCCACGGCTTACCGGATGAGTTCCCACTGGACTATTCTTATATCGCTCATATCTTCAATCGCGGAGTCGGTCCTGGTCCCGCGGCAGCAGCGCCGCCAGTTCCGCCACCGTCAGTACCACAAGCGCCGCCTACTCCACCGCCGCCGCCCGCACAAGTGAGCCCACCGCCACCGCCGCCGGCTCCACCGGCACAGGGGGAACTCAATCTGAATATCCCGGCATCGCTCAGGGATCTGATGGTGCAGCATGTGGTTAAAGAAATCGAGATTCAAACTGTCGTAAGCCAGAAGGGATACTACCCGATGGATACGCCGATCGTCAATTACGATCCACAATTTATTGATGGTGTGCTTGTAGCGGCATGGGATAAGGTATACGCCATGGTTCAGTCAGCAAGAGAGAATCTACCATTCTATTAAAACTCAGGAGGACTCATACATGACTCAAAATATCGAACGCGAATTTGGATGGGACGACACAATTGAGAAGGACGGCGGGGGTGGCTTCACGCTTCTCCCTGCGGGGGACTATTTCTTCACCGTTGCGAAGTTTGAGCGCAGCCGTTTTGCAGGCAGCGAGAAGATGCCGGCATGCAATCAGGCGAAACTGGAACTGACCATTCACTCGCCTGAGCATGGAGATGTGACCGTATTTCACAATCTGTTCCTCCATACCAAGACAGAAGGGCTCCTGTCCAATTTCTTCAGCGCGATCGGACAAAAGCGTAAAGGTGAACCACTACGAATGAATTGGCAAACTGTAACCGGCTCGAAAGGAAAGGCAAAGCTCGGGGTCCGGAACTATAGGAGCCAAGGTGAGGACAGGTCTGCAAATGAAGTGAAAACTTTCTACTCCTACGAGGAAGCATTTCCCGGCGGACAAGTGCCGTCACAAAGCTACCAACAGCCTCCAGCACAGCCATATCAACAGCAACAACCTCCAGCACAGACGTACCAGCCGCAACAGGGCTATCAGCAACCGCCGCAACAAGGTTACCAGCAGCAACAACATCAACCGCCGTTCCCGCCGGCGCAGGGCCAAGGCGGCTGGCAGCAGGGGAAATTTTAGATGGAGCTGCGCAACTATCAGCAGGAAGCAAGGCAGTCCATACAGGCAGAATGGAACAAGGGAGTCAAGCGTACTTTGCTTGTTCTCCCGACCGGCTGTGGCAAGACGATCGTATTTTCCAAGGTGACGGAGGACCGGGTAAAGTTGGGAGAGCGCGTGCTCGTCCTGGCTCACCGAGGCGAGCTGCTGGATCAGGCTGCGGACAAGCTGAAAAAGTCCACCGGCCTACAGGCGGCGACCGAAAAGGCGGAGCAAACATCGATCGGCAGTTGGTTCAGGGTCGTCGTGGGTAGTGTGCAGACGCTTATGCGGGACAAGCGGCTGCGTCAGTTTGCGGCAGATCATTTTGACACGATCATCATCGACGAGGCGCATCATTGCATCTCCGACAGTTACCAGCGCGTACTGCAGCATTTCGAGGGAGCCAACGTCCTGGGCGTAACGGCCACGCCGGATCGCGGGGACATGCGGAACCTCGGCAGCTATTTCGAGAGCCTTGCTTATGAATACACGCTGCCCAAGGCGATTAAAGAAGGGTTCCTCAGCCCCATCAAGGCGCTAACCATTCCGTTACAGATCAATCTTTCGGCCGTCAAACAGCAAGCCGGCGACTTTGCAGCAAACGATCTTGGAACCGCGTTGGATCCTTATCTCGATTCGATAGCGGAGGAAATGCGAAAAGTGGCCAAGGACCGGAAGATCGTTGTATTCCTTCCGTTGGTCAAGACTAGCCAGAAATTTACGAATATTCTGAACTCTATTGGCTTCAAAGCCGCCGAAGTCAACGGTGAATCGCAAGACAGGGCGGAGATACTGGCGGACTTTGATTCCGGCAAGTATAACGTTCTTTGCAACAGCATGTTGCTGACGGAGGGATGGGATTGTCCCAGCGTTGATTGTGTCGTCGTGCTCCGGCCGACGAAGGTACGCAGCTTGTATAGCCAGATGGTCGGGCGCGGTACCCGTCTATTCCCCGGTAAAACTGAATTGCTTCTATTAGACTTCCTGTGGCATACAGAGCGCCATGAGCTTTGCCATCCTGCGCATCTGATCGCGGAAAACGAAGAGATTGCTCAGGCCATGACCAAGCAGATCGAAGAAGCCGGCATACCGATGGATCTGGAATCCGTGGAGAAGACGGCTGCCGAAGACGTTATTGCGCAGCGTGAGGAAGCACTAGCGAAGCAACTCGCCGAGATGAAGCGGCGGAAGCGCGCACTTGTAGATCCGTTGCAATTCGAGATGTCCATCCAGGCGGAGGACCTTTCCAGCTACGTCCCATCATTCGGCTGGGAGATGGCGCCGCCGAGTGATGGGCAGCTTAAAACGCTTGAGAAGCTGGGTATCCTGCCAGATCAAGTTGACAATGCAGGCAAGGCTTCGAAGTTGCTGGAGCGCTTGGACAAACGCCGGAGCGAGGGGCTGACGACACCGAAACAGATCCGCTTTCTCGAGGGCCGCGGCTTTGAGCATGTCGGCACATGGCCGTTCGACACAGCCAAAAATATGATCGATCGGATCGCTGCCAACGGTTGGCAGGTACCGAACGGAGTCAATCCAAAAGAATATAAAGGAGTGTAGGTCATTCATGATCAAACTTTCAATCGTTCATGGAGATAAACGATTCGAGATGGAGGCTGCTGAGACAAACGATCAGCATGTCACGATTGCTCTGGAAGGTGCGTTCGGGATATTTGGAATCGAACAAGCTAGACCACATCAGGAAATGAAATTTCCAGTTCCCGTGGTGGAGAAACCGGAATTGGTGGTCACTGATTTGAAGGCAAAGCAAGCTCGGGAAGTGGCTGCAGCAAAATCTGAAGTGGTGGAAAAGCCCTCACCGGTTCCCATGCCTCCGCAAGTACCCGCCTCGATTTTGCCGCCTTCGAGCCGGCCACGCGCTGTCGAGTTGTTGGGCAGCAGCCGCTCGCTACAGGTTCCGATCGGAGAGGTTGCTGAAAATCCAGAATGGTGGCAGACCGGTATCAAATACAAAGACGGCGTTCCACATTATCGGACGCGGTATTATTGCAAAAACCGCGACTGCCGGCATAAAGGTAATCAATACGTGTCAATCGACGCGAAATCGACAGAATGCCATCAGTGCGGTACCCACATGAAACTCAGGACAGCTACGGGGCTTGTGGGTTCCGACGGCATCCCCGAGATTGACACGTTCGGAAATTTCTTTATTGCTGATGGACCAATGAATAGTTGATCCATATTGCGAAGTGAAATATCACTTATCAGATTCACCTAAATTTCTTACAAGTGTCACATAGTCCAATTTCATCTACTGACATTGGTTTAAAGAATCGCCTAAGATTCGCAGCAGCTGCCGACATGTTTATTCCATCGTATGTAGCTAGCTCATGTGGTAAATCAGGCTTATATCCAATTGATTGACAGGCGATACATTGGTTTATCCATTTCATCAGACTAGGGTACATCTTTAAATATTCTTCACCTTTTGTCATTACGCTAGCTCCTTATTTTCTCCAATTGAGATCACTTTGAATATATCAAACTTCCTATCTGATGAACATTGGCAAATATATTGTTTCGCAGTACGACGATACCAGGATGACGGGAGGGTTCAGGCGTGAGCGTTGAGCAAATCGATCTATTCGACATACTGCCGCCTGCCGAGCTGCCATGGAAATCAAAGTCCTATGATCCCCATCGCTTGTATTGCAATGTTCTGGCGATGATTCCTAAGAGAGTATTGAGCCCGACGGAGCGATGGGGTATACAGTGCACAGAGGCAGAGCGCAAAGCCGCCTACGACGAATGGGGCGAATACGCGATGGCCATCTGGCACTATCAATGGTCCATCGACAGGAAGTGGGAGAAATGTATCCGGCAATTGTCCGATTATCGAGACCGCGGGGAACCGATTTGGATGGAGATTGTTAAGGGCGGATTCATGCCAGAAAAAATTATAGAAGTTTTTTAATCAGGAGGCCTCAATGGAACATAAACTCGACTTAATTGCTTTGCTGGCCTACGTTGACCCGGCCTACTTGAGCTATCAGGAATGGGTCAACGTAGGCATGGCGCTCAAATACGAGGGATACACAGCCAGCGATTGGGACACATGGAGCCGGGGCGATTCCGGCCGCTATCATCCGGGCGAATGCTTCAAGAAATGGACGTCGTTCGAGGGTACCGGAAATCCGGTTACAGGCGCCACGATCACCCAGATGGCTAAGGACAACGGATGGGTACCGCGGGGCGGCGGCGAACGGGAGGACCGGGAGCTCGGCTGGGACGATGAGATCGCCGGGGATTACGTGGTCGTCGACAAGCGCTGGATCGAGGGTAAGGAAATCCACGAGCCCGCCGACTGGAATCCGGTCCAGCAGATTACCACGTATCTGCAGACTTTGTTCGAGGCATCGGAGAACGTCGGGTATGTGACGGAGACGTGGCAAAACGAAGAGGGCAAATACTTGCCCACGAAGGGCGCCTACGACCGGACCGCCGGTGAATTACTCGAACTGCTGCATATGTGCGAGGGGGATATCGGACAGGTCTTTGGAGACTACAAACCAGAAGCCGGCGCGTGGATCCGCTTCAATCCGCTGGACGGGCGAGGCGTAAAGAACGAGAACGTCACCGAATACCGGTATGCGCTGGTTGAGTCGGACGATATGGACATCGCCAAACAGAACGCCATTATGCGCGAGCTGGAGCTGCCGATCGCCATCATGGTATATAGCGGCGGCAAGAGCCTGCATGCGATCGTCCGGGTCGATGCGGCCAACTATGACGAGTACCGCAAGCGCGTCGATTATCTCTACGAGATTTGCCGGAAGAACGGTATAAACGTTGATACCCAGAACCGCAACCCCTCGCGGCTGTCTCGGCTGCCGGGCGTCGAGCGAAATGGCAAGAAGCAGTTCATTGTAGACTCGAATATAGGCAAGAGCAGCTGGGAGGAATGGCAGAACTGGATCGAGGACATCAACGACGACTTACCGGATCCGGAACGGCTGACTGACTATTGGAACAACATGCCGAAGCTCGCACCCCCTTTAATAGAAGGAGTTCTGCGGCAGGGGCATAAGCTACTGATGGCTGGTCCGTCCAAAGCAGGCAAGTCGTTTGCCTTGATTGAGCTCTCCATTGCCATTGCTGAGGGCGTCAAGTGGTTAGCGTGGAAATGCACACAGGGCAAAGTGTTGTACGTCAATCTGGAGCTCGACCGGGCCAGCGCCCTGCATCGCTTCAAGGATGTGTATCAGGCGCTCGGGTTACCTCCAGCTAACCTCGACAACATCGAAATATGGAACCTACGGGGCAAGTCGGTACCGATGGACAAGCTGGCGCCTAAGCTGATTCGGCGGGCGTCCAAGAAGCAGTATATCGCCGTCATCATCGACCCGATCTACAAGGTCCTGACCGGCGATGAAAATTCCGCTGACCAGATGGCCCACTTTACGAACCAGTTCGACAAGATCGCGACGGAGCTCGGCGCCAGCGTCATCTATTGCCATCATCACAGCAAGGGCTCCCAGGGCGGCAAGAAGTCGATGGACCGTGCGTCAGGATCCGGCGTATTTGCCCGCGACCCGGACGCGCTGATCGACCTCGTCGAGTTGGAGCTGACGGACGATCTGCTTAAGCAAGAAGAGAACAAGGCGACATGTGCCGTGTACAAGCGTTATTTCGCCCAGTACAACCCGGCTTATTTGGAGGGATCGGTCTCCCAGGACGACGAGCTCAGCGCTAAACAGATGGAGGAGCACGCCAAACGCGCCTTGTACTCCGATACGCAGGCGGCGGCTGCCGAAGAGATCAAGCGCGTCATCAAGGCCGTACGGGACCGATCAGCTTGGCGCGTTGAGGGTACGCTGAGGGAGTATGCCAAGTTCGCACCGGTTAACATGTGGTTCCAGTATCCGGTGCATCGTGTTGATGAGGTCGGCAGCCTTAAGGATATTGAACCTGATGGCGAGTCCAAGCAGCCGCCATGGCAGCGCGCCAGCGGCAAGCGGAAGGACAAGGCCAAGGAGCAGCGGCGAAGCAAAGCTGAGGAGTTTGAGGATGCCGTGGCCAACTGTAATATGGGGGAATCACCGACCGTCAAGGATCTGCAGGAATGGTTTTCATCGACAGGCAAAGAAGTTGCGGAGCGTACTGTTCGCGATTGGGTAAAAAAATTCGGCTATGTGATTGACCGAAACAATGGTGGCATCGTCGTAAAAAGTGACGGCGGCGACCATGAAAATCCGCCGCAATGAAAATATGCCGAATGGCGGCGGCGATCATTATTTTATGGTGGATGCCGAACGGCGGATATACGTTTTTCTTGATTGCCGCCATTCGGCGGATTAACGGCGGGGATTAGGTACGTTATGGTGCGCGCCACAGTGCGGCGGCGACCACTATATATAAATATATAAGGATAGGGAGTGGCGTGTCGCAAGCGCCACTCCCCCTCCCCTACATTTATCTCCCGCGAAAACGTAAAGTTAAAATATGGAAGGTGATAGAATGCCAACCGAATTCTTCATGCCAATGAAGCCGCCGACGGCCACTCATCAGGAGAAGCAGGTTTCATGTGTAAGCGGTAAGCCGGTCTTCTACGAGCCGGACGACGTGAAGGCAGCGCGGGCGAAGCTGACGGCCCACCTTGGGCAGCATGTGCCAGCGAAGAAATACACAGGCGCTCTGCGGGTCGTCGTGAAATGGCTGTTCCCGATCAAGGAAGGCAGCAAGCATTACGATGGCGAGTGGAAGACGACAAAGCCGGACACGCACAATTTGAACAAGCTGCCATTCGACATCATGACGGATCTAGGCTTCTGGAAGGACGACGCAATCGTGGCGAGCGAAATTATCGAGAAGTTCTGGGCGACGCGGCCGGGCATCTACGTCAGAATCGAGGAGCTGTAGACGATGGACTACAAAGCGTTTTTCGAGGATGTGCTTGCTTGGATAGGACAAGTCAACCAGATGGCTATGCAGCACGGCATGGCAAAGCCTGAGTTCTGGCAATGGGTCGCCGACTCTTGCGGGGAACTGAGCAAGAAATACCAAGATAACCGACTCGTCATCAAGCAGATGGTCATGCTTGTGGAATGGCTGGAGGAAGCGTACGAAAAGCAGAAGGGAGCGCGGCCATGAGGAGAGATCCCTATTTCAACGACGTACCCTGGGAAATTATATATGACGACAACGGTAAGGTAATCGGGGAAGTGTTTCTTCTTCCGCTGCCGCCGAAAAGTAGGTGTAAGCGGAAATGAACTGGAAGCAGGCAACACTGCAGGAACTCGTTATCATTCGATACCATGACGATACGGCAAAGCTCGAGGAAAAGATTGCCGCAGAAGCCGAGATCATTCGGCGGCAGCGTAAGGAACGCTCTTGCCGTCCAATCCGGTTGACACAGAGGATGGTGATACGGCGATGATCGCAAAGCGAAACGACTTGCTATGCCAGGTCATTGGACATCAGATAGATTTGCAGACAGGCTGCTGCGAATGGTGCGACCACCAAGAGAGGAGAATTAGACTTGAGCACAATGGCGAAACTGATCAAAGAGTATACATCAGGCAGCAACCAGATGGACAAGCTGCGCCGTAGCCTGGACAGCGGCAACGAGGCCGACAAGGAAGACGCCAAGATCGTCTCGGGCATGGTATCTGATATGCGGTATGCGCTGGAGTGGATGCGACACGGCAGGCGCCCAGGCAACCGACGCGGGGCTGATCGCACGGACATCTATCGACAGCGCGAGCTGTTAGAAGAGTTGCGACCGATTCAGATCGACGAAGCCGAGCGTGACAAGCTGGTGCGTGTGCTGTTGACTCTAACAGAGCGTGAGCGTACATGCTTCCTGCTTCATATGGCTCAAGGCTTGACTTATTCAGAGATTGCGAGTAATCTGAAATTGTCGATACGATCTATTAGATCATACGTCGACCGGGCGAAAGACAAGGTAAAGCGTGAGGTTTCCGCTTAACTTGCCGCACGCATGCCGCACTTATGCCGCATTGATTAACGTCATAGCTATGTCTACAAGTCGTCCAGAAATGGGCGGCTTTTTTGCAGGATTTCTACCTGACTTGTCGAAATATGAGGCAAGGAGGGGGAGCCGATGCGAACACCGCGCGACCGAGTTTTTGTAACAGAGGTTTTATCAACTGATCCCGAAATCATCGAGAAAGTAATTGAATTCCATGATGCATCTGCGGGAGAGTTTTTCTTTTTGAAAGACAATCCCGAGAAAGTGCACTTGCTTGTCGAGGAATTCTACGATGAGGAAAAGAAGGATTGGATGGTAAAGAACGAGCACGGAGAAGTAATTGATTATTACAAAGATGCATTACCTTTGTTCTCGGCCACTTCTATGCTGGACATCATTCGGCAACATTGTCAGTTCGAGCTTCGATCAAGCGGAGGAAGCTGGTTTGCAATCTTGGGCGGTGGAGAAGTAGTGGCAAACGAAGACGAAGAGGATCTCGTTGCGCTTTTGTGGCGAATTCTCAAAAAGGTACACCTTGAATACCCGATGTGACAAAGTCGCCTAATGGTGAATTTGAGCATTGAAGGGATATGCTTCCTTTTGTCGAAATATGATCTTAAGGAGGTCGATTACTGAATGATTGAGTCCAGAAAAGAAGAGTTCATCCAGTTATACGAGAAGTACCGCAATGAAAGAGGGACCATCGCGACGAGCGACGAGGTATTCATGGAGATGCTTAATCTTTTTATTATTTCGACAAAAGTTAGCGATAAAAAGCGAACTGCGAGATTGATCCTAAAGACCAAGCCTTCGATGAGTGGAAACCCTTTGTGGAGTTTCATAGACGAGGATGAATTAAATCGAGTCATTAAACCCAAAGCACCCTAGCCGGTGCTTTTTCTATTTTCCGAAACAAACATAAAGCCCGGAGGTGGTGAGCTTGAACGATGCATAGAAAAGCCGAAGCAGATTACCTGCGTGGGATGAAATACAAAGAGATCGCCGACAAGTACGGCGTCTCGCTTAACACCGTCAAGTCGTGGAAGCAGCGGCACAGCTGGCAGCGGAAGAAGGGCGCACCCATTGATAAAAGTGTGCACACAAAAAAGCCCGGTGCACCCAAGGGAAATAAGAACGCAGTAGGCAACAGCGGAGGTGCAGCCCCACGGGGTAACAGCAACGCCGTCACCCACGGCCTGTTCCAGAAGTACTTGCCTGCGGAGTCGCTGGAGATTATGCAGCAGCTCCAGGAGAGCTCGCCACTTGATATCGTTTGGGAAAACATCATGATTCAGTACACGGCCATCATACGGGCGCAGCAAATCATGTTCGTGAAGGATCGCAACGATGTGACGACAACCAAGATCGAGGAGAAGGGCGGCAACGTCTGGGGTGAGAAGTGGGAAGTACAGCAAGCTTGGGACAAGCAGGCCACGTTCCTACAAGCTCAGAGCCGGGCCATGTCGACATTGCAAAGCCTTATCCGGCAATACGATGACCTTCTTAAGACGGAGCTTGCTACAGAGGAGCAGAAAGCGCGTATCGAGGTGCTGCGGTCCAAGGTGCCGAACAAAGACGGCGCTGACCCGAATGCTCAGATTACCGCTCTAGCCAATCTGATCAACAACCCAGCACCGGAGAGGGTGTTGGATGATGATTGAGTATGCACCCCTCACGGCCAAGCAGGCGGAATACATCCGTCGTAGCAAGGATTCATGGCTGAACGTCGCGGAAGGCGGCAAACGCGCGGGTAAGAACATCATCAACCTGATTGCCTACGCCATGTGCTTGGAGATCCACCCGGACAAATTGCACCTCGTATTCGGTGTCAGCCTAGGCGCGGCCAAGATGAACGTGATCGACTCCAATGGATTCGGGCTACAATGGCTATTTGCTGGCAGGTGCCGTGAGGGTGAGTACAAGAATCGAGATGCGCTTTACATTCAGACGAAGACTGGCGAGAAGATCGTCATCATAGCGGGCGGCGGCAAGAAAAACGACGCAGCTAGAATCAAGGGTAACTCCTATGGTACGGTATACGGCACTGAGGTTAACGAGTGTCACCAGTCATTTGTTCAAGAGGTATTTGACCGTACATTAGCATCAAGCTATAGGCAATTGTTTTTCGACCTCAACCCTAAGCCGCCGGCGCATTGGTTTTATAGAGATGTGTTGGACCATCAGGATAAGCTTAAGGAAATGGGTGAAAACCCGGCATACAATTACGGTCATTTTACGGTTATGGGCAATCTGAGTATCCCGGATGACCGCTTGAAAGCCGTGTTGGCGACGTATGACAAGGACAGCCTTTGGTATAAGGCGGACATCGAGGGCAAGAGGACGGCAGCTACAGGGCGCATTTACACGGGCTACAGCAAGACCGTTGTCGTGACGCGGGAGGACATCAAGGATTACCGCTTTATCGAGTTTAGCATTGGCATCGACATAGGCGGCACTGACGCTACGGTGGCTACGCTCACGGGCATGACGCCGCGCTATAAGGATGTTGTACTGCTGGACGGTTACTACCACAAACAAGGTAAAGAGTCGGGCTATACGCACGATCGGTACGCACAGGAGGTCGTGAATAAGATTGTGGAGTGGTCGGAGACATATCCGGCCTTTTTGTCGTGTGCGCACATATTCGCGGAGTCAGCCGACAAGCTATTCCGTCAGGCACTTGCCAATGAGTTGCGCCGCCGCGGGATTCATATCCAAGTCGTGCCTGCTTATAAAAAAGAAGGCATTGTCGACCGTATACGGCTTACGAACATTCTGATCAATCAGGGCCGCTATAAGGTCATGGCTCACCTTAAACCGTGGCTGGAAGCCTTGGAGAATGCGACATGGAACGAAGAGGAGCGCGTTAAGGGCGAATGGGTGCGGACCGACGACGGCAGCTATCCTGTCGATTGCCTGGACAGCTCAGAATACGCCGTGCAGCCGTTTAAGCGGAGATTGGAGGTATAGAATTTGGGTTTATGGGATGGAGTGAAGAACATGGTTATGAAGCTGTTGAACATACAACCAGCGCTTGAGGCAAAGCAAATCGTTATTCGTGAGCCGCTGGGGCATCAAACAAATGTGCTACGTAACCGGCTCTGGTATCGCGGCGATCCGTCCGAGCTGGAGCAATTCGCAATACAGACGGCGAGTGACAATGTCAGCAAAGGGCGGTTCTGGGCGGCTAGTGCGTCGGAAGGATTGAGGATCCGGAAAATCCATAGCGGTCTACCATCTATTGTTGCGGACCGGCTATCCGATATCGTCATTGGTGACTTCGACGGGCTGGAGCTGACATCCGGTAAAACGGATTGGGAAGCGATCGCCGAGGACAATGGATTTGATGAGCTGCTGGCTGAGTCAATTGTTGATACATTGGTATCCGGTGACGGGGCGTTTAAGATCAGTATCGATCCGGTGAGTGAGTTTCCAATCATCGAGTTTTATAGCGGCGAACAAGTCGATTACAAGCGACAGCGGGGCAGACTGCAGGAAGTTCTGTTCTACACCGACTACCGTCTCAAAGATGATGAATACCGGTTGGAGGAGACGTTCGGGCGCGGTTATGTGCGAACCAGACTGTTAAACAAGTATGGCAAAGAGGTTCCATTATCGACGGTGCCGGAGACGGCCAAACTTGCACCGGAAGTCACATATACAGGCGATTGGATAATGGCCGTACCAATGCGATTCTTCAAGTCACCAAAATGGCCGGGGCGTGGTAAATCAATCTTTGATAGCAAAAACGATGAGTTCGATGCACTGGATGAGATCATTAGCCAGTGGGTGGATGCGATCCGGTCCGGACGGGTGCAAAAGTATCTTCCGGATGACCTCATACCTAAAAATCCGAGTACTGGCGAGTTTATGCGGCCTAACCCATTCGATAACCAGTTTATTCGAATAGGTTCCAAACTCGCTGAGGATGCTGACGACAAGATTGAGGTCGTGCAACCGGCCATCCTGTATCAGGCGTTTGTCGAGTCTTATGCAAGTGCGCTGGATATGTGCTTGCAGGGAATTGTATCTCCGGCAACGTTGGGTATCGACCTGAAGAAGCGCGACAACGCGGAGGCGCAGCGGGAGAAGGAGAAAACGACACTCTATACCCGAGGCAAGCTAATTGAGGCGTTGAATGGCGTGTTGCCACAACTGGTGGACACGACGCTCAAAGTGTACGATACGATGCGCGGGCAGGCTGCTGGCAACTATACAGCGTCGCCGGAGTTTGGCGAGTATGCAAGCCCGAGCTTTGACGAGGTGATCGAATCCGTTGGCAAGGCCAAGACTTTCGGTATTATGTCGTTAGAAACGGCAATCGATCAACTCTATGGCGACTCATGGACAGATACCCAAAAGGCCGAAGAGGTTAAACGCCTAAAAGAGGAACAAAGCGTCGGCATGGAGGAACCAGAAGTCAGGGACTCGGACGATCCGCCTGACGATTTGGACGGTGATGAGTAATGGCTGAGGAGCCGAAGCGCAGCCCATACGATTTAAGATCAATCTTTGAGACGATGACGCTTGGTCTGATCGGCAATCTAAAGCGTAACCTGAGTCGACACCGCGAGGAAGAGACAAAAGAGGGCTTTAGGTGGGAGATGTGGCAGAAGGCAAAGCTCCGGGCGCTGGCTGGGTATCGCAATATCAATCGAAAGTTGATTAAGCACGCCCTCAAAGAAGCAGAGCAGCTGACGGGCGAGGTTATCCAGCAAAGTTTCGATGACGGCGCTAAACGGGCTGAAGATCAGGCCATGCGTGCTGTTAAACGCGCTGACGATACGGGAATTGTTATACCGGATGACATCAGGCGCAAACTCCCGATTCCGTCGACGCCGACTTCTACGCCAAAGTCTAAATCGCCTCCACAGCCCCAATACGATGAATTGCCGCACGCAGGGGATGAAGAAGATTTCTTCGACCTCAACAACAAGAAGTTGAATGCGCTGGAACGATCAGCAAAGAAGGATATCCGTACGGCGAGCGGTGGGGTCATGCGGAAGATGGATGACGTTTACCGTCAGACCATTTTCAAGGCCGAGGTGCATATGGCTGCAGGCACTAAGACGCTTCCGCAAGCTGTTGATATGGCGACAAAGGACTTCCTAGCTAAAGGAATCGACAGTATTGCCTATTCTGACGGACGGCGCGTGAATATCGCATCATACGCCGAGATGGTGCTGCGGACAGCCAGCCAGCGCGCCACGTTCTTGGGCGAGGGCAGTAAACGTGATGAGTGGGGAGTTTACACGGTCGTCATGAGTGCACATGCTAACTGTTCACCGTGGTGCCAGCCATTTCAAGGCACGGTAATGATTGATGACGTCTATACGTCCATCAGTAAGGCAGAAGCGTCTCAATTGGCTGTGGAGACCGGCTATAAGCTGCTTTCTTACGCAATGAGCGAGGGGGCATTTCATCCAAACTGTCGGCATACGTTGGCGACGTTCTTCCCTGGCATAAGCCGTTTACCGGACATTCCGCAAGAAGCTACATCCGATCGCAATTACGAGGCTGAGCAGCGGCAGCGTTACATGGAGCGCCATATCCGAATGTATAAGCGCCTGACGGTCGGAAGTATTGACGAAGGCAACGAGGCGAAGTACAGCGCAAAGGTGGATCAATGGCAAGAAAGATTGCGAGAACACTTAGATGCTAACCGACAGTTACGCAGGGACAGAAGAAGAGAAGCAGGATAGATAGGCTCCGGACGAGACTGCCGGGGCCTTTTGCTCGTTGGCTGGAGCATAGCGGCCAGCTCCCTTAGCTGGAGAGCAGCTATAAAAATCTATGGAGAAGGATGATGATGTATGGATTGGTTGAAAGCATTGTTAAAAGCTCAAGGTCTGACTGACGCGCAGATCGACGCATTAATCGGCGATGTAAATAAGGAATTGCCGAAGCACTTTATACCGAAGGACAAGTACAACGAGGCTGTTGAGGCTAAAAAGACGGCCGAGAAGGATGTTGCGGACCGCGACAAGCAGATTGAGGACCTTGGTAAGACGGCCGGCCTGTCCGAGGATCTTAAAAAGCAAATCGAGACGCTGCAGGCTGAGAACAAGACGGCCAAGGACAAGTATGAGGCCGATCTGAAGGAACTGACGCTGAACAACGCCATCAAGTCGGCGCTTACCGGCAAGGCACACGACGAAGGCATTGCGGCAGGGTTGGTAGATAAGGCGAAACTCGTATTGGATGGCGACAAGGTTGTTGGTCTGGATGAGCAAATCAAAACTCTGAAAGAATCCAAGCCGTTTCTGTTCAAACCTGATACACCGCCCCCGGGCACGCCGCCTAAGCCTCCAGGCTTCCAAGTTGGGGGAACGCCGCCCGCGACTCCACCGGCCACAGGAACAACGCTTAAAGATGCGATATCGGCACATTTTCAAGCATCACAAAACTAATGATGAGGTGATAAGCCATGGCAGTAACATTGTCTGAAGCTAAGAAAAATACACAGGACGCCATTACGGCGGGTGTCATTGATGAATTCCAGAAAAACAACTTCCTGCTCGCGAATATGACGTTCGACGATGCAGTATCGCCAACGGGTGGCGGCGCGACCCTGACATACGGTTACACGCGGCTGACAACGCAGCCTACGGCACAATTCCGTGCCGTGAACAGTGAGTACACGCCACAGGAAGTGAAGAAGCAGCGCCACACCGTTGACCTGAAAGTATTCGGCGGCTCGTTTGAGCTCGACCGGATTATCGCGGGCATGGGCGGAATTGCTGACGAAGTTCAGTTGCAAATGTCTCAGAAAATTAAGGCGGCGCAGGCGCTGTTTAACGACACAGTAATCAATGGAGATAGCGCGGTGGAAGCTGAGTACTTCGACGGCCTAGATAAAGCGCTGACGGGTTCCAGCACGGAGTTTATTCCCACCGATGCTATTGACTTGTCGGATGCTGAGGCGATCAAGGCTAACTATGTTGAGTTTTTGCACATGCTTAACAAATTTATGAAAAGGCTGGATGGAAAACCTAGTGTGATCGCAAGCAACAGCGATATGATTGCTGCAATTCAACTTTGTGCCCAAATGGCTGGGCGATATCAAATCATCAAAAATGAATTTGGGGAGCAAGTCGAGGCTTACAACGGCATCCCTTTGATTGACCTGGGAGAGAAAGCTGGGACTAACGATCCTGTTGTTGGTACAAACGTAAATGGCGAGGCACCTCTTTATGTTGCTCGCCTTGGTTTGGACGGATTCCACGGCGTTAGCATGGCTGGTCAACCGCCTGTGCGAACATGGTTGCCTGACTTTACAACTAGCGGAGCAGTGAAGACGGGTGAGGTTGAAATGGTCGCTGCCGTAGCCCTCAAAGCAACCAAAGCGGCCGGTGTTATGCGCAAAATCAAAGTCCAGTAAGGAGGGCGTAAACGATGAACTATAAAGACGATCTAGCGAATGGCTACGTCAATGGCTATTATGTCGGACTGCGCCAAGGCACGAACACGCAGGACGAACTAGAACCGGACGCCGACGGATACGAAGTACAGCGGGATACGATCCGAATGGGTACCGTAACGCCGGATGCTGCAGAGCCGAATTATCCCGTGCCGCAAGATTACACCGTGACATACGTCAAAGGTGAGGCGGCAGCGACAGGGACAGCACCGACGGAGACGAGTAAAGCCGAGGGCGCGACGTTTACCGTCAAAGCCAATACGTTTACTCTTGCGGACCATGTGTTTGCCGGATGGCTGGGGAGCGACGGCAATACGTATCAATCTGGCGACACGGTGACTATGGGCGGAGCTGCTTTAACACTTACGGCGCAGTGGGAGGATGCTTAATATGGCTAAAGTAATTGCACCTAATCAACATTACAGCGGCATGTCTGCTAGCGTCATGTTTACCCAAGGCGTTGGTCATACGGACAACGAGCACTTGCTTCAGTGGTTCGAGGATAAGGGTTACACAGTGGAGCGTGTAGACCCGCAGGCAGAAGCGGAGAAGGCAGCAGCACAGGCAAAGAAAGAAGCGGAAAAGCGATTGAAGGCATTACGTAAAAAAGCGGATGAGCTTGGGATTGAGGGCGCGGCCGACATGGATGCCGAAACGCTTGAGGCGGCTATCGCAGCAAATGCACCAGTTGAGGAGTGATGCCTTATGGCCTACGCCACAACTACAGATTACGACTTGTACGGTAGCGGCAATATACCGGACGAGAAGCAGGAGCAGGCGCTTGAGCAAGCCTCTGACGAAATCGATATCCTGACATACAGCAGAATCATCGGGCAGGGATTTGACAACCTGACTCCGTTTCAACAGGTCCGCGTCAAAAAGGCAGTATGTCAGCATGCGGACTTCCGCTACCAGTATGGCGGCTTTCTGGACGTTCCGTTCACGGGTTATGGCGCGGGCAGTATAAGCATGAGTTTCAGTGATAAGACGAGCGGCGGCGGGGGCATAAAAACCTCTGACGCCGTTTTGAATTTGCTGAAGGCAACCGGCCTGATGGATCGGAGGTTATGCTGATGCGCTTCCCATTTCCACGTTGGAATCAGGTTACGCCGGTAAAGGTGTATCAAACGGAGCTCGGTCGTACGGGCCAAATGGAGACGCTGCTGCATGATGGCAAATGTTTCTATGATGAGCGGAGTCGACAGGTGATGACCGCCGAGCGTCAATTGGTGTTACTGTCCGGACTGATTGTCATTGAGGGCGATATCGCGCCAGAAAAGCAGACGTTTGAGGGGTATGTAATGATCTGCGGCGAACGTAAAGTCATCTATCGAATCAAACGGCCGCGCAATCCTGACGGGACGGTTTTCTCTACAGAGTTGGAACTGTCATGAGGATAACGGGGAAGATGGTCATCAACCGAGCGGCTATCGCGCGTTTAAATCAGATCCAGCAACAGGCGTTGGAGATGACGACAGAAGCTGTCCGGACAGACATAATCACATCAGCCGTCGTGCCCAAACAAACAGGCGAACTAGAGCGCAGCAGCTACGTCAAAATGCAGCCAGGTAAGGGACGAATCATCTTCGATACGCCATACGCCAGGCGGCTGTACTGGCATCCTGAATACAAGTTCCGTACAGACAAAAACCCAGGTGCGCAAGGCAAATGGATGGAGTCCTATCATTCAGGCGACAAACGTGTTTGGGTCAACAAGACATTCGGCGCATTCGTGAAGATGTTGGGCAGGGGGCTGATTAAATGACGCTGGATGAGGTTGTATCGTGGCTGGAAACGCGGATAAGTTGCCCGAATTGGTATGTCGGCAAGATCGATGCCAAGAAGGAGCAATGTATCGGTCTTTACAACACGACGGGAGCCCCGCAGCGGCTGGCGGTCGGTGGGCTGCCCAATACCGGCTATGTCGTCAAAGCGGTGTCAATCCTGATCCATTGGAGCCGCAACAGTGATACAGCCGAGCGCAAGGCGCAGGAGGTCTATGCTGCGCTATTTGGCGTGTCTAACGTACAGATAGGCGGCAAACGTGTTGTTATGTTCCGGCTTCCACAGCCGCAACCGATCAGCGTCGGGGCTGATGGGGAAGGGATTTTCGAATATGTAATCGAGGTACACATTTATCATGAGAGGTAGGCGGTAATCATGCCAACAGTAACAAGTGGCGTTTTTCCGGTCTTTAATATCGCATTTAAGATCGGTACAGCGGGCCGCTCTAGCGCAGTTGCCGACATGGTGGTCATCAAGGAGATGGAAACATTCCAGATCGCAATCGACGGTAACGTCGAGGAGTGGACGCCAATGGAAACGGAAGGCTGGGTTCGTCGGCTTATGACAGGGAAGGGCTTTTCCATCACATTAAACGGAAAACGACATGTCGGCGATCCGGGTAACGATTATGTTGCAGACACCGCATGGAAGTCCGGTTTGGACTGCTCCAGTAAATGCGAGATTGAATTTCCCGACGGTAGCACGTTGGCGTTTGATTGCATTGTCAACGTCAGCGCCCCCAATGGTGGCGATAGCACGGCGGTGTCCGCGCTGGAGTGCGAATTGATGAGCGACGGCAAGCCGACATATACACCAGCACCAGTAACACCATAACAACGGACGGTCCTTAGGGGCCGTCTATTTCCATTTTCGAGAGGATGATTAATCATGGCAAAGACAATTGATATTAGCGGTAAACTGACGAACGAACGGCCGGTGTTGAAGCTTGGCGAGGGCAAGGAATATCCGATCGATAACCGGAAGAATACGGTTCTGGCTTTACAGGAGATCATGCAAGAACCGGCTGGCAGTGACCTGGAGAAAGCCGAAAAGGTGCTGGCTTTGGTACTCGGGCAAGATGCAGCAGACGAAGTTAACAAGTCGGACCTCAGTTTTGAGGATTATCAAACTGTTTTTGTTGCTGCCTTGGCTGGAGCGACGGGAGAGGATTACGAGGTAGTCGAAAAACGATTTCGCGCAACCAAGCAAACCATCTGAACAATGGTATGACCTCTATGAGGATTGGGGACTGATTGAGTCTTCGATTTCCGCTCAATACGGCATACGGCTTCGAGCCGAACCGGATATGACTTGGGATGAGTTCACAACGCTACTATCTGGCATTCTGCCGGAAACACCGCTTGGCTACATTGTTGGGATCCGAAGCGAGAACGATCGCGAGAAGTTGAAGAACTTCACGCCGGAGCAAAAGAGGATCCGGAATGCTTGGCGTACACGGAACGTCACGCAACCACAATGGACTGAAGTGGATAAGGCCAAAGCTGTAGCTGAATTCCAGAAAATCATTCAAAGCGCGTTTGGGGGTGGTAGGGTAAATGGCGGATGAAGTTGGTAAGGTCAGTCTAGGTCTTGAGATTGACTCGGGAGATGTCGAAAGGCAGCTCGGGAGCCTGGGCGGTAGAATTGGCACAGAGCTCAGCAAGCCACTACAGAACGCCTTTTCCGCCGCCTTCAAAAGCGTGGATATGTCTCCGATCGCGGACAGCTTTGGGGAAGCGCTGAAAGCTAGTATAACCGCAGGTGCTTCGGCGGCGATAAGCACAATTCAAACGCAACTCAATAGCCTGAAAATGCCTAATCTATTCCCAGCCAGTACAATGTCAAGACACGTAAACCCAGCGACGCCACTTGCGCCCACGGCAAATGTCGGTTCTACGGCTCCAATCGTCAATACAACAAATGCCTTGCGGGATCTAGGTCAAGAGGCTGAACGGACTGCGCCGAAAGTAAAAAAGTCATTTAATATCATAGGTGGATCACTTCGGGCCCTCGGCGGATTAGCTGCCGGGGCCTTTGCTATTGGCGGAATGATTACCTTTGGTCGCACTGCGATTGGGCTTGCATCCGATCTACAAGAGGTTCAGAACGTTGTTGACGTGACATTCGGGGCGATGGCCGCCGATGTTAATGCCTTTGCGGATAGCGCGCTGGAGACATTCGGTCTATCAGAACTATCGGCCAAGCGCTACGCTTCGACTATGGGCGCAATGCTTAAGTCTTCCGGGTTGACCGGGGCTTCCGTACGGGACTTATCAATCGATATGACCAAGCTGGCAGCGGACTTCGCATCGTTCTATAACCTGAATACCGACTTTGCTTTCGATAAGATACGAAGCGGTATAGCCGGTGAGACTGAGCCACTAATGCAGCTCGGTATCAACATGAACGTTGCTAACATGGAAGCCTATGCGCTAAGCCAAGGCATTACGAAGAGTTGGCAGGCAATGAGTCAGGCAGAGCAAGTGCTGTTACGCTACAATTACCTGTTATCGGTCTCCAAGGATGCCCAAGGTGACTTTGCTCGAAATGGACAGAGCTGGGCGAATCAAACGCGGGTGCTAACGGAACAATGGCGCATCTTCCAGAGCGTTATGGGACAAGGATTTATCAATATCCTGACACCTGTCGTGCGGTGGCTTAACGTCCTTATCCAAAAGATGCAGATAGCTGCTCAATACTTCCGCGCGCTGACAGAGGTCTTGTTTGGTGCGCAGGCAACGGCGGCGGCAGGGGCGACAGCAGCAACCAACGCCGCTAATGCAATGGGAGGCATTGGAGAACAAGCGGACAGCGCCACTAAGGGCGTCAAAAAGGCGGCAAAGGCTCTTAGTGGGCTATCGGGCCTTGATCAATTTAACTTGATCAAAACGACGAAAGATGATTCTGGTGATGCTGCTGCTGGATCGGCAGGTGCTGGCGGTGTTGATCTCGCGGGGATGGCAATGGGTGAGCTACCTACCCCGGACGTTAACACGGACGTTTTCCGCGAGAAAATGCAGACATTAGTAAGCGGAACGAAGCAGATGTTCAGCGGTCTATGGAGTGACATTAAACTCGGCTGGGGTATAGCTATGATGTCCTTAGGGCCGGCACTCACTGAGGCATGGGGCAGGATATCACCTGAACTGCAATTGTGGAAAACATCCTTCCAAACAGTTTTCAACGACATTATAAGCCTCGGGACGCCTCTGAGGGACTGGATAACCACTCAACTTATTCCGGTATGGAGTGGTGCTATTCTTCTTGCATCCGGCATCTGGGCAGGTTTATCGGAGACGGTTCGCACGGTGTTTAATGACATCTGGGCGGCAGCATTCCCGGTCGTTGAAAAACTGCTTACAGTGTGGCTCCCACGCTTTACTGAGGTTGTTGTTGCGACAGGCGAGATACTAGGTATGCTGCTATCTATCGTCAAGCAGATATTCGACGACATATGGAGCGGTGCTATACAGCCTGCTATGGAGCTTGTCTCAAAAATCATCATGGACGCGCTGGATATCATCGCCGCTTTCTGGGATACCTGGGGCAAGGGCATCATAGAACGCCTGAAAACAGCCTTGGATGGCATTAAGGGATTGTGGAGCAATCTATGGGACAATTTCCTTCAACCGTTTATAACGGAAATGCTCGAAATGCTGACATGGCTGTGGGATAAGCACCTGAAGGGGCTTGTCGAGGAGATCAGCAATTTCGTCGGGAAGCTGACGACGGCAGCGCTGGACATCTGGAACAAATTCATCATGCCGATTGTCAATTACTTGGTCAAGAATCTCGGCCCAACATTCTCAAACGTCTTTAGTTTCATCGGGGATGTCATCGGCACGGCGGTTGGGGTCATCGCTGACGTGTTGAAGGGCCTGCTAAAGTCACTAGGCGGCGTCATCGACTTCATAGCAGGGGTATTTACCGGAGACTGGAAACGAGCGTGGGAAGGTATTCAGAACTTCATGCAGGGCTTCTCGGACGCTCTTGTCGGCATCTTCAAGGGAGCCGTTAACCTTATTATTGATGCGCTGAATTTCATGATCCGGCAAATCAATAAAATCAAAATTGATGTCCCGTCGTGGGTCGGTAAGATTCCCGGCATCCCCGACGATATCAGTTCCGTTGGTTTTAACATCGGAGAGATTCCCAAGCTTGCAAACGGTGGTGTTGTATCAGCTCCCACGCTCGCAATGGTCGGGGATAACCGGAATGCCAGCATCGACCCCGAGGTTGTCAGTCCTTTATCCAAGCTGCAGGACATGCTTGCGGGCAGTAATGCGATATCAGACGCTTTGTTAATGTCCATTCTCGATGTATTGCGGGATATTTCTCGTAAGGATACAACGCTTGAGATCGACGGGACGGCACTTGCTCGCGTCAATACCCGTTCGTCCAATGCTGCATCCCGGAAATCAGGCAGGGTAGCATACACCATTTAGGAGGTTGCCATGATCAAAATAAACGGGCAAAATATCGCGGCCAGTCCGGCAACCTTCCAACCGATGTTGTTCGACCTTGACGCCGAAGAAGGGACAGGACGGACAGCCGACGGCTACGGATTTCGTACGCGCGTGGCGACAAAGCGTCAATTCGAATTGAGTTGGGGGTTGCTGCCTTGGCCGACAATTTCAGCACTGCTGAAGCAAATGCGGAACTCTTATTTTGAGATGACCTATCCCGATCCGGAGACGGGTAAATTCGAAACGAAGACTTTTAGCGTCGGCAACCGGCCCGCGCCGTTTGCTGTATCAAAAGGTAATGAAATCTATTGGGCTGGCTTGAAGGTCACAATGACAGAGAGGTGATGTGTTTTGTGGCCGATATCGCAATTATTTGAGAGCTTTATTAAGCGGCGTGACAGTGAAATTCTGGCGAAGGCTGATGTGGCTGGCGAAGAATACACGATGCGCGAGATTGTGGACTTTGCTATCGAGTCCAGCCTTGTTAGCGGCGAGGAGTTCGAGATTGGCACAGTCATCATCTCTCAACTCACTATAAAGATGCGATTGAAAGGTAATGTGCCGATCAATGCCCGCGTTATTCCTTATGTTGCTTTTGATTCGACGGCCATGACTTGGGAGCAAGCACAATTTCCATGGCAAGAGGCTGACGTCCCTTGGGCAGGAGGGCCGTCGGAGTGGATGCCGCTGGGCGAGTTTTATATCGACAGCCGCACAAGGGATAACGACATATGGCGCTTTGTTTGCTTGGATAAACTGTTATGGTCGACACAGTCCTATGAGTCGTCCTTAGCATATCCGGCAACCATGCAGGCGGTATGGGACGAGATATGCGCCCAATTGGGCTACGTTGACGACGACACGGTCCAGATTAATCCAGCGTACACGATCGCCGCCAAGCCCGTGGGCTACACGTACAGGGAGGTCATGGGCTGGATAGCGGGAGCAAACAGCGCCAGCGTCCGCGCTGGCAAGGATGGCCGAATCCAGTTTAAGCGCTACGCCGCGACCAACACGCCGGATATGGAGCTGACGGCGGCCGACTATATCCACGCCAAACAGACCAATCCGCTCAAGACGTACACGCGGTTCGTTTGCCAGTATGACGACGAGCAGGACTTATCCTACGAGGCGGGGGCCGGCGGCGAAGGCGAGACCTTGTATATGGTCAATCCGTTCATGACGCAGGCCATGCTAAACGGCCTGGCGGCGACGCTGGGCGGCTTTAGCTATCAGCCGATGGAGATCGACGCCCGCGGCTTCCCGCATATCGACGTTGGCGATGAAATCGGCTACGAGGTATATGAGGGTTCGACGTGGGACGCGACGGTCACGCCGTGGCAAGACACGGAGCTGCCTTGGGACGGTATGGTCCGGTACCGCTCGGTAATACTGCTGCTTAAGATGCGTTTTGCCGGGGGCTTCGGTATGGCGCTGGATGCGCCGAGCAAGTCGGATACGCAAAGTGAGTACGTCGTGGAGGGGCCGCTTACGCAGGCGGTCAAGAAACTCAACCAGACGGCGGCAAAGCTGGGACGGAACTATTACGGCGTCGAGATCAGCCGCGAGGAAGGGCTTGTCGTTGAGATTGAAGGCGGGGGCGGTAAGGCGGTCCTCAATGCGGACGAATTAACCTTCTACAAAGGCAGCCAGAAGGCGTTGTTCTTTGATATACCGAATGATCGCTATACCTTCAGTGGGCATCTGGAGGCGGCGTCAATTGCTGCAGCTATTATTTCCGGTAGCACCATAACCGGCGGCACAATTAACGGGACAACAATATCTGGCACCAATATTTACGGTTCCAATATCGCTACAGGCTTGGGTACATACCCAATGGCTGAGATGTCCAGTTCGACCAGGTCATTCCGAGCTTCGGCCAGCGCCACAAGATACATCGACATGGAATCTGTAGATTCATCTTTAGGTACAGGCTCCCCCATAATGACGTTCCGAGACGACATGACACGCACTTGGTTGTACCAATTCGCAGATAAGTTTCGCATGAGATCGGATGTAGGAGACGGAGCTGAAATTAACTTTGCCGGTGGGTTAGATTTGGTTTCGGGATCTGCCATACGTTTTAATTATGGTTTGAATCTAGGTACGTCGTTCAGTATTAGCTCTGCATCGGACGTATCAGGTCTGCGTAGTGATTTTAACGCCTTAATATTGACATTGAGATCAATGAGAATGTTGTCGTAAAATATCGCAACTCCTATAATGGAAATACGTATCCATATTAACAGCAAATTATGGGAGGCACGGATAGTATGAAAAAAATGGTTCTTGGAATTGTCATAGGCGCTTTTCTTGCTACAGCAATACCCGTAGCAGCGGAAGAAATTAATAAGAAGGTTACGGCAACCGTTCGAGGCGATTTCACAGTGCAGGTAGACGGCGAGCAAGTCGAATTAAAAAACGCACCACTTGCTTATGATGGGAATTCATATTTGCCTGTCAGGGAACTGGCGGTTCTTCTTGGTAAAGACGTAGATTTTGTGGATGGGGTGATTAAATTGGATACACCTACGGTTGAAGGGGCTGTTATTTCATCCAAGGAAGATTTCGAAGCTGAAACGTCAAGGCTTAATGGTGTTATAGCGGACAATGAGAGATACCTTGCAAGCACGATCGAAGTATATACCGAGTTAGAGAAGCGTCCAGAAACCAAGCCAGAAGAACTTGCGCTGCTGGTTGAACGCAAGGAACGATACGAAGCCATCATAGACGATGCCAAGAAAGCAATTGCAGATTTAAAGGTGCAATACCCACAATACGCATAACCAATCCAAAGAGAGTCCTTCGGGGCTCTTTTTATTTTGCCGAAAGGAGATCCGTTATGGCAAAGCTGGAACAAGTCCTAAAAGCGGAGCTGAATCCGCAAACGCCGGTCCAGGACATCATGCAAGTAATTGACGCTATGTTGCGGACCAATCCAGGACATGAAGCGGCGATCCTGCGCGGCGTCGCTGAGGGCGTAAGTATTATAGCATCACGCATCGATCAAAGAACGGGGGAGGACGCTCGTGGTGGAACTGAACCGACTAACCGGAACGAATCGGATAAGTGAAGAATACAACCTGTTAAACGATAACGCCGATACGATCGAACAAGCTTTTGAAGAATCCGACGCATCCGTTGTGGGCGTTCAGCAGAATCTCGACGACCACGAGGCGGACGATACGCGCCATTGGACGACGGCCGACCGCGACAAGATGAACGGCATCGCCCCCGGAGCTCAGGTCAACAGCGTGACGTCCGTTGCTGGCAGGACTGGAGCTGTTGCCGTCGGCTGGACTGATGTAGAGTCCCGGCCATCGTCCAGCGTTGCCGCTATTGATGCGGCCGTGACGAAGGTGGGAGGCATCGAGGCGGGGGCCGAGGTGAACCAGAATGCTTTCGCCCAGGTCAATAATATCACGGCGTCCAGCGAAAGCGATGCGCTCACGATTACCGGCGGTACTGGCATATCAGTCTCGACGAATCCCACGACCAAGACCGTCAATATCACGGCCACAGGATCAAGCACGCCGGGGCCGCACGCCGCCAGTCACCTGGAGGACGGTTCGGACCCCATACCATTGGCAACGCCGACCAATGGCGGATTGATGAGCGCCGAGGACAAAGACAAGCTTAACAGCATACCATCAGGCCCGCCTTGGACGTGGGCAGATTTGGAGGGATAACATGCCAAACTATTTTAACCTTACGCTAGATACGACGGGACCGTCTAACGTCACGATTACACTGGCTGGCGGTGCGCAGTACGCGACGCAGCAGCTCATTAATGCGGCAATTGCGACAGCGGACACCCCTACAACTGGTTACCAAATGAAAATATGGGGCGACCTCGATATTGCTTGGGCTAAAAGCAATGGATTGCTCGGGGCCGGAGCGAGCGCCAGTACCGAGGCGGACAGCACTTGGATTACGTTTGCTACCACGCGACAATTACAGCTTAGTGCAGGAGACGGTAACAAAACGATCAACTGTAAGGTTCGGGATGACGTATACAATCCATCTGCACAGTCATCCGACAGCATTACGCTTGATACGACGCGTCCAGAGGTTACGATTACCGGACCTGACGTAAGCAAAATCTCCAAACAGTCTGGCAAGAGTGTATCAAGCTTTAGCTTTGTTGCAGACTCGGCGTATACCGCGTATAAGGTCAAGGTTGTCGCCAGCACGGGCGCGGCTCATGATACTGGTGTCCAGATCCCGACAACGGGCGGCTCGACCAATATGAGCGGCGGAGCCGGTACAGGTGTTACGCCTGTTGAGTGCACAATTACCGGGGCTGATTTGGAGACTGCGAGCAGCGGAGACGGTGCTAAAATCGTTAAAGTATTTGTCCAAGATGCTGCAGGCAACTGGAGCGCGTAGGGGGTGTAGCTAATGGCTGCACCTCTTATTGTTATTGACGGTTACACGCGGGCCCGGATCAGCAACCAGCCGGGCCTTAGGGAGTCAGTTGTACAGTTTTTGGCTGACCAAGACTTAGTAGATTGGCAGGCACGCGCTGATGGTGCAGGAGTGGGGCAAGGCGACCTCGTTGGACAGGCACCAGGGGTAAGAGACACATGGGCCAAGTGGGATGCACAGGCGTTGTCGTGGGCGTCACTGGACGCTCAGACCCGAACATGGGAAACGCTTATTGTTGTGCTGCCTGATAACGATATCGGCGAATTTGTTGTCGACGCGGGCGAATTGACTTGGGGTGACAAGGTCTACCGCATCAACGTATACGGCAAAAATCAAGCAGGGGAGTGGACGGCATATGGCGGGTAGTTTTTTATTAACGCTGGATACAACTGGACCGGAGATCGCGGTTTATATGCCGTCCTATTCAACTACTAGCGTCGATAATGAGGTCATCGTACAGAGTAGCGAGCAACTTGCACCATGGCAGGACTTTTATTTTGTGGATGCGGCGGGCGACCGGCACAATTTTATCTTTGCCTATGATGGTGACCGCTTTGTTGGTTTGGTCCGGTTTAATCAGTTTGCGCTCGGCGTGGCCGTCTTGTATGCCCAGGTTAAGGACGAGGTAGACAATCCGTCACCGATTGTCACGCAGCCAATCAACATCATGGCCGGAGCGTATATGACGGTTTGTGGATCCATGTCGGTAAGGTCGATTGCGACATTTGATCGAAAGCGCGAAGTTGAAACGGGGCGCACCGCCCGAAAGATTGAGGTGAGGACGGCATGACTTGTGGCACGAGTGGATATGTACAGCGCGGCAACACTGTGCGACTCATGGCTACTTTTAGGGATTGGGACGACGATCCGATTGATCCTGACATCGTTAAAGTTATTATTTATGACCGTAAGTGGCAGCAACTATCGGATAACGAACTGGGACCGGGAAATCGGATTGAGACCGGACAATATTTTTATGACCATATGCCGGATCAAACCGGTACTTTTTATGTGGAATGGCATGGCCGTATAAGCGGACAACCAAGCCTGTACCGTGATACTTTGACGGTTCGGGACATTTAGGAGGGATACCATGGCTACATTGCCAAGTGGGATTAAAACGTTTGAAGCCAGCGATAACGTTGTGCGCGAGGCATTCAACGAGAACTGGAACACCATCAATAACATAGTGACTACAGATGCAACGACATCTGCGCGAGGTATGATGTCGTCAGCAGATAAGCTACTCAGCGCAAACCGCGATGGATACGGTACGACAGCGGGGACGGCGACAGCCTACACGATTACACTAACGCCTGCACCGACGATGGTTGACGGGTTAAGGGTGACGGTCAAGCTTAACGCCAATAACGGCGCTAATCCGACGCTCAATGTTAACGGACTCGGCGCGAAGGCGATTCTCAAGCCGAATGGTACCGCGCCAGCTGCGGGACTGCTCAAACTAGGATCGGTCTATACACTCGTTTATAACGGAACGGCTTTTATCTTACAGGGTGAAGGGGGGGAGTATGGAACAGCTGTAGCGGCGGACGTGCTGGCGGGCAAGACGATCGGCACCGAATCCGGGCTCGTGACAGGAACGATGGTCGACCGAGCGGGAGACACGGCGGCGCTATCGAGCGCAGTCAGCGGCACGACGCTACGGTTAAGGGCGTCTGCTGGATATCGCGATGGGACGAATGATTTCGTGACGATCAATGATCCGGATTTTATTGCAGCTAATATCCGGCAGGGGATTGATTTGTTCGGAATTGTTGGGTCGCTGATAGAAGGTAAACGGTATGCGAGCGGGACTGTTCCTAAAGGAACCGGATACTTAGTGGCCCAAAGGACTGACGGCGTGTCTTCAGGAGTTTCCTTCTCCCCGTTAACTGTATCTGGGCTGACATTCAAACCTAGTATTGTTATAATCCGATCGTCGTCGAATGCCCACTTAACGTTTTATACCGAGAGCCTCACAAATTCCGAAATAAGCGTCATTTATAACCGTTTTTATAACAATTTAACTATGGCGCAAACAGCTTACGCCTTTAGGCAGAGTTCTAATTTTAATAGTACCAGTGACGGTTTTGTATTACCGGCTCCAGACATGACCGAAAATACGACGTCATACTCTTGGTTTGCCATAGAATAGGAGGGACAATGTTGCAAATTGGACGGAAAATTTATTACGAATTAGAATCAGGAAACGTCATAGTAGATACTGGAGATCGCAGTGGTAGTGTGGTTGAAACAACAGTCGAGCAGGATTACACATCCTATATAGCGCTTGCTGATCGGGTGCCGTCTTCTGTCGGCATGATCCAACTTGAATATGGGCAGTACGTAGAGGACTTTGCACAGTGTAACGGGTATCGAGTGGACCCAGATACGCAGCAAGTCCTTTTTAGTTACCCCGATCCAGCAGAGCCGGAAGCACCGCCAACATACCGGCCGCCGTTAAGTGTAGAGGTCGAGCAGTTGCGCACGCAGCTCACGCTTGTACAAACGGCTCTCGACGATCTTATTCTCGGAGGTGGTCTGTAATGGCGGCGTATATGGCACAACGGATTATCGATAAAGTGTATACGTATGGGTACGTGATTGACCGCCGTCCCGATCTTAAAGGCGGCATCGACACATACCTGACCGATAACGGTCATGCAGATTTGATTGAGGGCTCCGCATAAGCGGGGCCTATTTTAATGCAGAGAGGTGATCCATTGGATCCGAATGTCATCAGTATCATTGCGGTAATCGGAACTCTCAGCGCCGTTATGCTGGGTTGGTGGGGGAAAAGCAGGACCGTTCGACAAGACACTGCAAACGATGCGGCGAAGGACGCAACGTTGCAGGCTGATATGGCCTATCTAAAGCGCGGGATAGATGACATGCGCATCGAGATTAAAATGCAGGGGCAGCGGCATGACGCGCTGTCGGAGATGACGATTCGAATGGATGAATCTATTAAGTCGGCGCATAAGCGACTAGACAAATTGGAGGCGAAATAGATATGGAAAATCTACAACCATATATTGATACAATTGTGCAGGCTCTTGTGGGCCTGCTTGTTTCATTTCTGTTGGGTGTTTTGGCAATGCTGCGCGGGAAAGTACAGGAATGGCTGGAGACGCGCACAACTGTTCAACAACGGGATATTTTGCACCGCTTGGCCGGAGAGGCGGCGGCATTGGCAGAGGCCACATACAAAGATGCGGGTGGCCCGGAAAAGATGAATGCGGCATTTGCGTACGTATTGCAACGTGCAGCTGTAATAGGGATTAGCGTCGAGCGGGAAAGTGTACAGGCTGCAATCGAAAAAGCCGTCATGGATTACAATACAAAAGTAAAGGGTGAAGCCAATGATCGCTCATAAGCGTATCCGGATCGCATCCGGCAAAGTCGAAGAAGGGCCGCTAACTTATACGCTCAGCGGCCAGTACAGCAAAGGCGAGGGCTGGACAGATATGCGCGCCGTTGATGTGCCGACGGCGTCCATCCAACGCGTGGAGCTCGTGACTGGTAAGGGCAAGACCATCTCCAGCATCCTCGCAGACCTGGTCAAGCAGCACGGAGGCAACTGGATCTGCTTCAACGCATCATACTTCAATCCCAACGACGGTGCGCTTCTCGGATTGACATACCGCGATGGCAAGGCGATCTATCCGGATGTTAAGGGCAAGACGGAGCAGCGTCCGCATCTCTATTACAAAGGCGGGAAATGGGGCATCGGCAGGCAAGACAAGCCGGATGGGCATACACTGGCAGTCTCCGCTGTTCCGACGCTCTCCGCTGGAGGCAAGGCCATTGACCCGCCGCGTACTGCTGAGGTCACGCCGTCCGACGTACTTGGTACCAATCCGCGCATGATTGCCGGGATCAAGGCAGACGGTACTCTTGGGCTTATCCTCGTTGACGGGCGCGGCACGTACGACAAGGGGCTGACCAGCAAAGAGGCGGGAATCATGGCCGTACATTACGGTTATCCGGAGTCTGTAAACCTGGACGGCGGATGGAGTGCGGAGCTGGCAACCAACAACCGGCAGATGCTCGATGCGCTGGAGATCGACAAGGTCAACAAAAAGCGGCAGTATCATGTAGCGGACATGAGCCAGGATTACAATGAGCGCGTCGTGCATCACGCCATTGCGATCCAGATCGACCCGGAAAAGCTATTTCCGACTTACATCGTGGACCATATCCCGACCAACACGCCTAACAACCGCCGTCCTGGTCATAGGCTCATGCCGACGACGATCACGATACACAACACGGCTAACCCGTCCAGTACGGCGCGAAATGAGCGATCTTGGCTGACGAATCCCGCCAATACTGCGACGGCGTCGTACCATATCGTACTGGACGACAAAGAGACGGTGGAGACTCTGCCACTTAATGAGTCTGCATGGCATGCTGGAGACGGCAGCGGGGCGGCAAGCGGGAACAGGACGTCTATCGGGATCGAGATTTGCGAGAGTGGCAATTACGCCGTCACACTATCCCGAGCCGTAGAACTCGTAGCGAAGATGTTGAAGGAGCGCGGATGGGGCGTTGATCGCCTGCGCCGCCATTATGACTGGAGCGGCAAGATTTGCCCGCGCCTTATGTACGACGGCGGCAGCTGGGCGGGATGGATTGATTTTAAAGCACGCGTTGCCGCAGCGATCAATCCACCGATAGTAAAGCCGGAGCCAGAGCAGCCCGTCAAACCTGTCGATGACATCACCGGCCATTGGGCTGAGTCTGCGCTTCGCGATGCGATCAAGGACGGTGCACTTGCTGGATTCCCCGACGGAACAATTCGTCCAGATGAGCCCTTGACCCGAGCACAGTATGCCGTGATACGGTCGAGGGAGCGCCAAGGATAATTTTCCTGACCACAACAAAGCCCGCTATCCAGAGGGACGGCGGGCTTGTTTTTATTTGCGCCGGGCTGCGCGAACCAGCGCCGCGACGCTTACGATTAGAGCGGCAATACTGATGATTAAAGCGGCTGTCTGCATGTCCTATCCCTCCTCGGAGGCCCCGAAGGGCCTGTGTTATTTCTTAACTGCGTCATAGTCTTGAGCGCAATCATCGCAATATTGATATTTGCTGTTATTTCGATGCAACTCGCTTATCTGACTTTCCGTTTGGCACTCATCGCAAATGAATTCAGTTTGCTCACTCATCCCCATTACCTCCCCGCGTAAGCTCGCCAGCATATTGTAGGAGGGGGCGAAGCCCCTCAATCATTCTTCCGTGCTTTGGGCGCTGTTTAACGCCTCTTGCGCTTGCTCCAGCGCAGCCAACTCTCGTTCACAGTATGGGCTTTTGCCTGGTTGACTCTTTAGCCAGTCCGCCAGTTTATACCGGCGATCCGCTAACGCCATGTTGATGGCGCTCATTACATCTGCGCTGATTGTCATTTGATATTTCATTTCCATGTCGATCATCTCCCGTTTATTTTTAGCCTTACCTGTGGTAAGATTGGGAGGAAGGCCGGATGCTACCCG